GTGGGGTCCCTGGCCATAAGGGCCACGGCAGAGGCGCCCACACGGAAGAAAGCGCGGATCGGATTATTGATCAGGATATCGGGGCGATCTGTCCCGACTATTGACTTGATATTTAGTTTGAGACAAATGGAGGGGAATTTTTTGGCCCGAAATTTCGCCGATGATTCGGGACTTGTTTAGTGGTGGCGCGATGTTCCCGGACGGGAAGGATTAACGGGATGGGATTTTCCCAGTTTGAGACAAGATTTCCATTTTTCCCCGAACTGGGGTGATTTGATAAATGGTCTGCGACAAAATTTACTTCTGATCAAAAACTGCGAACACACTACATCTGCACCCCATCTTGCTGGTGCACTTTGAGTACGGAAGCTCAGGGAATTTGCTGATTTTGTATTTTCTACCGCTCATCTTTCTACATGCCGAGCATGAGTCATCATTATCTATGCAAGAAAACTCAACTTCTTTTATAAATCCTGTCAAATCTTTGTCGCTAAGCTGGTGCATTCTTCGGAGATAACTCCCGCAAGACAATATCATGCGGGCAGCAATATCAGCGTCAAAACGAATACCAGTTTCATATCCTACCGGCAACCAAGAGCTTGTTTTATTTGTGCCGAGGAGGTGTATCATGCCAGCAGCTAACCGCAAAGGGCCTAACCGGTCTTCGGAAATACCATTTAGTATGGCAGGGGTTTTTTCAAAAATCGCCGTTAATTCCAAAACATCCTCATCGCTTCCATAATAATTCCAATCCATCCCAACACCTCTTGAGAAAACTTGAGATGATTCAAATGCGCCGACAGCGCGCAGTGCTTTTTTATATTTGTGGTCATTGAGAAGGCTTAACACTTCCTGCTCAAACCGTTTTTTCTTTTCAACTTGAGCGGTTAAATACTCAGAGGCATAGGAAGCCCCGGATGGAGAGCATTTATACATTCCACTTTCTGCGACGATCTTTTCCATACCCGGTCGATCGTTTTCTAAGAGGCGGTCCACCAAAACCGTCTTATTTCCCGATACTTTTAATCTTCGTTCCTTTAATAGAACCTTTAAGTCGGGAATGTTAAATTTAAGATGAAGACATGTTTCGATATCTAATAATTCCAACATGTTTTCTGAAATAAATCGCTTAATAGCAATGGTTGGTTGTTCATTTAATACAGGAGTCCAATAATCAGTGTTTGCAAAATGATCAATAGATGAACCGATAAAAAATTTACTAAGCAATAATAGATGAGCTGGTGAATTTTTCCAGTCTTTATTGGATGTTAAACGTTCATTAGATTGTTTAATTGAAACACTTACAGACGCCGTTGGTTTTGTACGTCCAAATAGCCAATCAAGCATTCCCATCCTCATCCCCCTATATTTTCTTCCGGCGCCGGCAACCGGCCCCAAGAAAATAACTCCATTTGTTCATGAGGGGTAAGCGGCACTCCGTAAGGAAAAACCTTCCCGAGCGCGTATAGTGTGGAGATCAGAGACATCAACTCCTCTTTTCCAGGCGTTCTTTTAAGCTCTCGATAGATTACCTGGATGACGTTGGCGAAGCCGAAATCATTGGAATTTAGGTCCTGTCTGCCGTTTTTGTTAAGAAATTCTCTCATCACATCATAGATCGTTTTAAACAGGACATTGTCAAAACCGCCCTGCCTCTTACTGACGATCAATTCAGAAATAGCGTGATTTAGTTCCCGGCTTCTCTTGATTTCATCCATGAACTTATCAAAAGAGCCTGGCGGTAAATCTCTTTGTGGCTCTATGACCTTAGCAGGCCCGGCATCGGGGCTATCGGGGTAGGCCACTCCCTCTCCGGCCAGAAGCCAGCCAACGGAACACCCATAAAAATCAGTTATCTTCTTTAAGTTCGATGGGTTCGGCTTGCTTAGGCCATACTCATATTTTTCATAAGTGGGTCGTTTAATTTTAAGTTTTTCGGTGGCCACAGTCAAGGTCATGCCGTGCTTCTCACGCAGACCGATCAGACGTTTGCCGATCGCTAAAAATGTCTCGTTCTGTTGTTTTTGATCTACCATTTCGACCACATTAATCTGATTATTTATGGGCAACCTTTTGGTGAAAAAAGAGAAAAAGGTTGCCCAAAGGTTGCCCACTTCTATATTAATTAGTAATATAAATAATATAAACCATCTTGTAAGGGAAAAGCATCCCTCAAAGGTTGCCCATAAATAATTTCTTGACATCCATAAAAAATCGGAGTAATGCCTTTAATCAATGATCCGCAGCCCCTTGAAAAAAAATAGACAAACCCCTTTCCTTTTGGGCGGCAACCCGGAGGAAGGAAAAACAGGGAGGAGATTTATGATCGCCACGCAAACGAGTGCACTGGACATGACCCCCACGGAGATCCGGATCGCGATGCTCAAGGCCGGCGTTACCCAGTCCGGTATCGCCCGCGAGCTCGATGTGCATCCATCTTCCGTGCTCATGGTGATTGACGGCAGAATTGTTTCTGACCGAATCCGCCGGAAGATCGCCGAAAGGTGCGGATTGCATGTCGGGAAGATCTGGCCATCCACCTACCTGGGAGCCGGCCCACGAAAGTCCGGTCGCCCCTTCTGCCAACCCGAAAAAAAGACGGCTGTGGGATAGCCCCCTATCCTTATTATTATACGGAGGTGAACCGATGAACGCGGAGTCCATTCTAAACACCTTAGAAATCATCCAAAAAGACCTTGCCGACATCAAGCAGCTCCTTTGCCGCCTCCCGTCCAGGAGGATTCCCGGACCTCCTGGCTACAACCCGATGGGGAAAAAGAAATGTTTTAGCCAGAAGCTCCGTGGCGGCCTAAAGGATCCGCTCATTCGCGCCACGATCATGAAACTTCGCAAGGAAGGCGAGAGGTTTGAGGACATCGCTGTCCATATCCGGGAGCAGTGGCCGAATAACCCCGAAAAACACACCTCCCGGTCCGCGATCCATCGCTTCTATCAGGCAGCCCGCGCCGGACGCCTGGAGGAATACGGCATTAAAAGAACAATTGCGTAGATTTCCCGCTTTCGATGGGAAGATAACACGGGATAACGAGACTTTCAATGCCAAAGATTCATAAAAAAATCGCCGAGGCGGAAAACCAAGCCACTCTTTTTGACCTGATCCGCCAGGACATGACGGCCCAACCGGACAAGCAATCGGAAGGCAGTCTCAATTTCGCGGAGCGCCTTCGCCTCTCCCTCCTTAATGCCATGAACCACCCCAGGAAAAGCCGCTGGCAGATCGCCGGCGAGATGTCCCACCTCTTAGGAATGGAAGTCAGTAAGCATCAGCTGGACGGATGGGTAGCCGAGAGCAAGGCGCACCGTTTTCCCGCCGAATATCTGCACGTCTTTTGCCGGGTTACAGAGAATTACGAACCACTGCGAATCCTCGCCGAGGGCGCCGGCGTCTACCTGATGAAGTCCGAGGAGGCCCTGCGGTCGGAAATTCAGAAGCTTGACGAGGACGAGAGAAAGGTCCGGGCGGAAAAACGGAAAAGGATGATCTTTTTGCAGGCGTATCGGAACGGAGGAAGATGAAATGGAGCTGTTGATAGACGTGAGGACGACGGATTGTATCATGGAGAAGGCCGACAGAATAGGCGCTCTCTCCGAGATCATCGACACCCTCAATCATGCCGAAGAAGAACTGCCTGAGGCTGGAAGATTTATTTCGCACCTTTTGCAAATCATACAAGAATCTTCCAAGGAGATCATCTCCACGATCCAGCAGGTCATGGCCGAAGAAATTCCCAAGGCGCATGTCAGATCGCTTCGCGCCGTTAAGAGCCAATAGAGCCGGGAAAGGGGATGCAAATGAAAATCATGCGAGCGGAAATTGGGGATAGAACGATGGATCTATTTGATCGGATTATTGAAAGCCACTGGTGCGACCGGGCGTGCTGGATCGTAATAGTCACGGCGGCGTTGTACTTTGGAGTGCATGCTTATATCGCCATATATATTAAAGGATAGAAACGGAGGATCGGGGCATGGAAAATGTCGATAAACTGATCAATGTCTTGTTGGAGGCTGAGGAAGAAGAGAAAGTCGCCTGGGGAAAGCAACTATTGGCGGCGGAAAGATATGATTTCGGAAAATACGAAGCATCCTTCCCGGTATTCAAAAGCGGCCACGCGGTTTTTGAAAGTTTGGCAAAGGAACACGAAAATTTCGAAATTCCCAGCGCTAATTGCCTTTTTTACTGCAATGACTTCCTGTTTTATCACTCCGTGATCAAAGAAGACGGCACGATCGAAGGAAGGGCGGCAATTGTTACAGATGGTGATGGGCAAGGAGCTTGCTTCTCCTTTTGGCCGGTTTACCTGACGGTAGACTATCGGGCTGGAAAATTCGGCGGAAAATCCTTTCTAGGATACAAGAAGAAAATAAAAGAAAGACGGGGAAAGCAATATATTGGGCAGCTTTACCTTTACCTTTCCGACTTTCTTTTCACGCTTAACAAGCATCCAACTCTGGTTAAAAAGGTCATAAAGGACAGCTACACCCTGATGGAAATAAGCGTCATAACCGGCGTGCCTGTATCCAAACTCAAAGAAGAATCCAAACGAGACCATTGGGAGCGCAAAGTGGAATAGCCCTGAAGAGGCGGCTGAATATTCACATATATTATAAGGATAGGAGATGGACTCGTACTCGATTAAAAAAATTACCATTATCACTAAAAAACCTCGGGCAACAGTGCAACGAATTATAGACAACGCAGGCTGTGTGGGCAGGATTGTCCACGGCAATGGCGGCGATCGGTATGAATACACCCCGGACGAAGAAATGCCGGAGATCCTTCGGGTACCAATCCTGGAGTACGAAGCCGCCCTCACCGCCTGCGCTATCGGCCCGGCTGATTCCCCAAGGGCTGCCGGCCATGCCGCCGCCATGAGCTGGCTGGCCGACCTGGAGCAGGCGCGCGCGGAGCGCCGGCAGATCATGGAGAACGGCCTGGCCAAATTCAAGCAGCTCCCCGAGACTCGCCAGCGCGAGGCGGAAGCCTGCTACGAGGTCCTGCGGGCCGCGACAACCTTCATCCATGCCGGAAATTTCAAGAAATCCAAGGGGCTCGAACTCTTCTGTGAACAATACAATGCCGGGAAGATCCCGCTGGACGACTGGGTGATCGAGGCGGCCGAGCACGGCAAGGTACAGTTCACCCGGGCCACCTACTACCGGTGGATCGCCGATTACGAGCGGGAGGGTCTCTATGGCCTGGCGTCGAAATACGGACACCAGGCCGGGCGGACGAAGATGACCGAAGACCAGGTGAATTTCGTCAAAGCCATGCTCGCCACCTACCCGGACGTCCAGATCCCGAAACTCATGGCCGGCCTCCAGGCGCGGTTCGTCCCCCAGGGGATCGATGTCCCCGCCGCCCACGTCATCAATCACTACGTCAAACGGTTCCGCGCCGAAAACCCCAGCCTTTTGCTCTCCATCAAGAACCCCGACGCCTGGAAGCAGCGGTTTCAATTCGCCCCGGGGAGCGCCTCGGCAAACATCGACCGGATCAACCAGGTCTGGGAGACCGACGCCACCCCCGCGGACATCATGCTTGTCGACGGCCGCCATACGGCGATCGGGATCATCGACGTCTGGCCGCGGCGGCCGAAGCTGCTGCTCGTCCCCACATCGAAGGCCCAGGCGATCTCCGCGCTCCTGCGCCGCTGCCTGATCGAATGGGGAGTCCCCGAGGTTCTGCGTTCCGACAACGGCAAGGATTTCACGGCGCGCCAGATGGAGCGGGTCCTGGACGCCATCGAGATCGAACACGACCTCTGCCCGCCCTTCACCCCGGAGGCAAAGCCCCACATCGAGCGGTTTTTCCACACCTTCTCTCACGGGATCGTTGAGCTTCTTCCCGGATTCATCGGGCATAACGTAGCGGAACGCAAAGGCATCGAGGCGCGGAAAAGCTTCGCCGACCGGATGATGAAGCGAGGCGAGATCGTGGATGTGAAGCTGACCGCCCGCGAATTCCAGATCATCTGTGACCGGTGGATCGATGCGGTTTATATGCAGGATGCACACGCCGGTCTGGACGGAAAGACGCCCGCCGAGATGGTGGCCTCCTCCCCGGATCCCATCCGGAAGATCGCCGACGAGCGGGCGCTGGATGTGCTCCTCAGCCCGGCGCCGAAGGATGGCGGCCTCCGCACCATCGGGAAGAAGGGGGTCGAGGTCGACCGCCGCAGCTACTTCAACACGGCGATGGCCGGATACGAGGGGCTGAAGGTGCGGGTGCTGGTCGACTATTCCGACCTCGGGCAGGCATATTGCTTCGAAGAATCCGGGGCCTTCATATGTGTGGCAACCTGCCCCGACTGGTACGGGATCAGCGCCCAGGATGCAGCGCACACCCTGAAACGCAAGCAAAAAACGTTGCTGGCGGCGGAACGCAAGGAGCTGAAAGCGCTGGCCAAGGAGGCGCGGATCGGCCTCGTCCCCGAGGAGGTGCTCTCCTACCGGGAATCGCTGCTCGATAAAGTTACGGACCCGCCGAAGGAATCGACTCCTTACACCACGCCCGCCCTCGAGGAGGCGATCCTCGCCGCCGACAAGCGCGACGGCATCATCAATAAGAGTGCACTGGCGGGACCCCTGCCGGTTTCGCCGGAGGTGGTCGCCTACGAAGCGGAACAAAAGAAGGTGGTCAACCTCCAGGAGAAGCGCCGCGAGCGGCGAATGTTCGCCGACAATTGGGAGATCTACACCTTGATTCTCGACCGGATCAAGGCCGGAGAGGCCTCGGCGGTCCAGAAGCAATGGAAGCGACAGTACGAGGATTGGCAGGACAGCGGGATGAGGCGGCCGTTCAGCAGCGCGATCGGGATTGCGGAACTGATGGGCCAAACAGATGAAGCCGCGGAGGATCTATGAAATACGAACTGGCAAAGACGAAGAACGTGCGGAAGTTTTTGACTGTTGTGAATGAATTGCGGAACCGCCCGATGGGCGTCGAGGGGATGGGCATCCTCTGGGGAGCGCCCGGAGAGGGAAAGACCACGATCCTGGCCTATGCCACCAACCAGTTCAACGGGATCTTCATCCGGGCCCGGCGGAGCTGGACCATGACCAGCCTGCTCGAATCGATCGTCACGGAGATGGGTGGCACGATCAGCGGCCGCCGTTCCAAGATGGAAGACTGGATCGAGAGAAAGCTCATGGAATCAAGGGAAGAGCGGATCATCCTGGTGGATGAAGCCGATTATCTCTTTTCCGGGAGAAACATGGCCAAAAACGACATGCTCGATGTCCTGCGCGACATCTACGACCAGACCTCGACGCCAGTGATCTTGGCAGGGATGGAGAACATCGCCCGCCAGCTCCAGGAGGTGGAGAAGTTTGGCCGGCGGATCACCTCGTGGGTGGAATTCAAGGGCATCGACCTGGATGACGCCCGGATCGTCGCGGACACGCTCTGCGAGGTGGCCGTGGCCGATGACCTGCTCGAACATTTGCACAAGGAGTGCAAGGCCAGCATCGGAAACATCGTCCCGGGCCTCTCCAAGATCGAAAGCTTTGGGAAGACCAATGGCCGCGACACGGTGACCCTGGCGGACTGGGGCGATCGCCCGCTCTATTTCGCGCAGCCGAAATTCCGAAAGAGGGGGTAGCGATGGCCGGCAAGAAGGGACAGCCCCATCAGGTTCGCGTGCGGACGGACCGGCAGCAGATGTGGCAGACAATGAGAATCAAGGCGGGACGGGGATTTACGATCCCCGATCTTTTGGTCACCGTCCCGGGAGCGACGCTCTCCAACGTCCAGAAATTCGTCATCCGGCTGGAACGGCACGGGATCATCAAGAAGACGGGGCCGTCCGGATCCGGGCGGCCCGGGGTTTATCAGGCTTACCGGCTCGCCCACAACACGGGGCCGCTGCCGCCGGACATCTGCCCGATCTGCGGGCGGATGATGGCGGCGGAGTGTGGAGGAGAAAAAGAATGACCGCCGCCGAGACGACATACGACCGCCTTCTCCTGTTGACGAAAGCGATCCGGGAAAAGGGGCAGGCCCAGGTGGCCCGCGAGCTCGACTACAGCGACGCGGCGATCTGCCAGGTCGTCAAAGGGTCGTACAAGGGCGATTCCTCCCGCATCCTCCAGCGCGTGGCCGAGGTCTACGGGGCCGAGACGGCGGCGTGCCCCGTTCTCGGGTCGATCACCCTGGGGCGCTGCGCCGAGGAACGAAGCCGCCCCTTTTCCGCCGCCTCGCCGATCCGGCTCCGTCTCTGGCGGGCGTGTAAATCCTGCGGGAGGGCGTCATGAGCTATTCATCCAGGTTCCATCCGGGCAACGGGAACAGGCTGATCGGAAACTCCGAGAAGGCCGCCGTCCATATCGCCAAGGCCCAGCTCGGCCAGACCGAGAAGGAGTATCGCGCCGCCCTGGCGAAGGTCGGCGTGACGACATCCAAGGACCTGACCTTCCGGAAGTTTCACGAACTGATGGACAATTTCAAGGCGGACGGCTTCCGGCCCTACGCGAAACGGGCATTCGTCCGCGCGCCGGAGGCAGGCTTCGACAAGGCGCCGATGCTCAAGAAGATCGCCGCCATCCTGGGCGATCTCGGGCTCCAGTGGCGCTATGCTGACGGCGTCAGCCGTCAGATGTTCAGCGTCGACTCCTGCTCCTGGTGCACCCCGGAGCAGCTTCACAAGGTAATCGCCGTCCTGGAATACCATCGAAAGAAGGCGGGTTTAAAAGGGGATTTAAAAGCCGTTTAAAGGAGGTCGAAAATGATGAACGAAATGACCGGGCTCAAGCAGGAAATCGCGAAGATCATGCGCCAGTCGCGGGGGAAGGATCGCCTGTTGGACGAGGCGCAGCGGCAGATCGAGAAGGAGACGCGAAAAAACGAGATCATGGGCGTGCTCTCGCACCATGTCGGCCTCACGCGCGCCATCGGCATGGGCGAGCTCTACACCAAGGTGTTCAAAAAGGAATGGCGCCACCGGATCAACGATACCCGCAATCTGCGGGAGGATATTACGGAGTTGCGCGCCGCCGGACGGCGCATCTGTTCCACGGCGCACGCCGTCGGCGGCGGCTACTACCTGCCCGCTTCGGACAGCGAATGGAACGCCTTTGTGTTCAGCGAGATCGGCCAGGCCGCCCACCGGATCAAGCGCGCCCGCACCATGTACCGGATCAGCAATGAAGAGGCGATGCGCCAGGTGCAGCTCATCCTGGAGGAGGCGTCATGACAAAGATCCCCCTGCACGATTCGGAGGCCGCCATTGTCCGGCGCGAGGCGGAAGAAATGCTGACGCAGATCGCCGGCACCAAGAAGGCCATCGCGGAACTGGAGGCGCAATACGCCGGCGAAGCCGGGGCCCTCAAGGGACGGTACGCCGCCCTGATCGCCCCGCACGAGCAGCTCCTGAGAAGCGCGACGGCGCGCTCAAGCGGTTCATAAAGGCGCAAAAGGCGCTTCTCTTCGATGGGACGGACATCGTTTACCTCAAGGCCGGCCAGCTCCTGTTTGCCGAGGTCCGGCGGGTCGCCTTCCCGAAGAGCCGCGCCGCGCTCATCACCCTGTTGGAGAAGCTGGGCTTCACGGATGCGGTGAAGGTCAAGAAAGCCTGCGATACCGATTTGATCGAGAAGTGGCCGGACGAGAAGCTCGCCCTCGCGGGCCTCACGCGCAAGGCTTCGGAAGAGACGTTCGGATACAGCCTGACGGAGAAAAAGCTATGACCAAATGCCTGACCGATAAGGAATGTGCCGTTTGCGGATGTTATGTCAAGAGTCGCCTTCTCACCAACAAGGAATGCGCCTGGATGGAGCGCATTGACAAAGAGGTCGACGGGGTTTGGAGCGACCTAACTCTCTGGGAGCAAAAGTTCATTGAGGATCTCCTGCAGAGGTTCAAGCGCTTTGGCGACTGAACCACGATCTCCCCGAAACAATGGGAGATCATCACCCGGATCTCGGAAAAGATCATATGAAATTCGCCTGCCCTTACTGCCGCAAGGAGTCTGATTACATGGATATGCAACTCTCCGAGGACCTTCGGGCCATCATCGCCATGTCCGAATCGTTCGGCCGCCACCGCGCCCTCGCATGGGCCTATGCCGAACTGTTCGGCGTGACACCCCTGCACGCCAAGGCCAAGAAATTGCGGGTCATTCTGATGGCGGTCAAGAAGGTCTTCGACGCGTCCGGTTTCACCTTCCAGAAACGTCTCTACCGGATTTCCCCGGAGGGAATCGCCGAGGCCCTGAATGCGGTCGTGGTGCGCAATTTCGCGAGCGGGCTGGACAGTCACAACTATCTGAAAAAGGTGATGATCAACATTGCCGAACGGGAAGACAAAGACGCCGGCCGCACGGCGGAAAAAGACCTCCGGAAGCGGGAGACAGCTGCGATGTCCGGACGCCGGGAGGAAGCCACTATACAAACGTATAGTAGTTACCCTGTCCCCGAGGAGCAGGTCGAGGCCCCGGCCCCGCGTATGAAGACCATGCCGCGAACCTCGCCGCTCACCGACGCCGAGCTCGAGGCGAACCGTCAGCGGCTGAAAAACATGCTCAAACAGATCGGATAGGAGGGCGCAGCGATGGTGATCGCTATCTGGATCGTGATTTATCTGGCTGCGGCGTGGGCGGGATGGGCGATCATCCATGTCGGATCCCGCGACGACAACGACGACTGAAGGAGGAGTATGCGATGGCAAACAATCAAACGCATTACGGCCCCGGCAACGGGGTGGTGTTCGGAAAGACGGACATGCGGCGGGATCGTCGCCGGCGCGCGGGAGACGGGATCCCAATCGTCGCCTGGGCGTATTGTGCGCTGTGGGCGCTGACGCTGCTGGCCCTGGGCGCGCTGATCGGCTACATCTGCGCCCCTTACCTGTTGGATGCTCCGGCGCCGCGTCGCGACATCCATGCCGCCGCGCGGATCCCCGAGGCGGAAAAGCGCTGGATCGAACAGCGCCACAAATACCACGGGATCTACGGCAGCATCGAGGAGAACGGCGAGCGGTATTTCATCCGCGACGGGAAGCGCTGCAAACTCTAAAGGATTGGCCATGTCTGAAACAACGGTGCAGGTGAGATTCCGCTATGTCTGCGGCAAATGCCGCGGTCGGGGGCTCTATCGGGATGACGACTTCCTGGCCGGCGATTACGCGATTGTGTGCCCGTCCTGCGGAAACCGCTATTACGGCAACGTCGGCGGCAGGGTCCAGGGTTTCGCACCGGTGGCGGTTTCCCTCGATCCCAAACCCGAGCTGCCGCCGGCCAGGCCCGTACATTTCACGACCGAGCGGATGGCAAACCTCTGCCAGGGAACGATGAATCCCAAAGTGGAGGGAGAAACCCATAAGTTTCCCTGGGGCGCGCCGGATCCGGCGAACAAAAACGACAAAAGTGGAGGAAAACCTCAAATCAAGACGAAGGAGGAGCGACCAATGCAAATAAAGGAATGTGCGAATTGTGGGCGTGTAAAAGGCATTGTGGGAGAGAAGTGCTGTTATGTCTGTTACCACGCGGGGAAGGGGCTGGTCGGCGTGGCCAAGGATGAGGCTCGCGCCGCCGTCAAGGCCAAGATCGAGCGGGGCGAACCGAGAAGAGGCGGTCCCGGGAAGAAGAAAACCGCGCCTGAAGGCGGAAAACAGATGGACGAAGCGGAGGTCTCTGCCGTGATATTCGACGCAGTGCGCGATGACCAAAAGGGGACGAGGTTGTTTGTGGGCGCACCGGCCGCCGCATCCGAAGGTGCAAACGGGATCCCATTCGTTCCGCCCAACCCGGCGGCCACGATCCACCCGAACACGGAGCGTTGGATAGCCGCCCGTGCGGTCGTGGGTGTCGATGTGATTTGTCTCGATTTTGCGGATGATCGCGACCGCGCGCTCCATGCGGCACTGATCGCCGAGGCAGCGCGCCTCCGTCGTACCCCGGAGCAGCAGATCCTCTGGATGCTGCAAAACGCAATCGAGCCCGGGAAGGGCCTCCTCGCCGAGGCCTCGGGAAGGTAAGAGGAACCGCGTGCCCTGCCGCTGCGGAGACTATAATTGCGAAGGAGGATGAGGACATGACAACAATTTTAACACCAGATCCGTTGAGGAAATCAGTCGAGGCGGCCAGTGAGGGGAAATGCACCGTGCTCTATACCAGCAAGGGCTATCCCGCGTACATGACCATCGTTCCGGCTTTCAAGTGCGAAGATCTCGCCCCGGATCTCGGCGCCGGCGTTCACCCGGCCTTCCTGGTCGGCGGGAATGAGGTCGGCGAAATGATGATCGGCACGTATCTGTCCATTGTCCATGACGGGCAGGCCCTTTCCCTCCCCTACCAGGACCCGCGCACATTGATCAATCATGATGACGCAAGGGCGGTCTGCCTCGCCTGTGGCCCTAATTTCCACATGATGACCAACTGGGAGTCGGCGGCGGTCGGGTTGTGGTGCATGAAGCACGGCCTCCCGCGAGGGAATACCGGTTACGGAAAGTCTCATTCGCGCCCCGAAGAAAAGGGAATTGTATGCGAGCGCGCGAAAACCCTGACCGGCTCCGGCCCGGCCTCGTGGCGGCATGATGGCACGATGGGTGGTATCGCTGACCTGGTCGGCAATGCGTGGGAACACCAGGACGGCTTCAAGCTCGTTAACGGCAGGATCATCATGCCCCTCGACAACGATTTCGCCATGCCGGAGAGCGATTGGCCGGATACCGGTGTCCGGATCGACGGTGTGAACGGCATTCAAATCTCCGATGCGATCACCGAACGCGGTTGGCTATCACAGACCTTCAAGGATGTCTCTGTAAAGAAAGGATTCGACGTTCCCGTCGCCCTGCGTCAGGCCCTTATTGCGCCGTGCTCGTTAGCTTTCAATGAACACACCGAACCGCTGGGCCATGTATGGGCCGATAATAGCGCGAAGTTCACCGGCATTCCGCTCCGCTTTGGGCCTTGGGCCGGCGCCGGCGTTGCGGGCGTGGCTGCGTTGTCCCTCCTCTATCCGCGCACGAGCGTCGCCCCGCGCATCGGTTTCCGTCTCGCCTATATCCGTAACGCGAAGTCAGTATAATCTGTTGGGCGGGCGATAGCCCGCCGGGGCCGGGAATAACCACGGCATGAAAATCGTAAAGGAGGCAACGGCGTGAAATCAGTGGGGCATTTCGGGAACAACGGCGGCGAATACGAATTTCTGGTATGCCCCAACTGCGGCAAAAAATTCGGCGAGGTTTTGGTCATCGAGGGGCGGGCGGTCTATAAAAAAGACCCCTGCCCCCGATGCAGACACACCGTATATATCACAAAAGATATCACAAAAGACTTGACACCGCCCGCCGACGGGCGGAAAATGCCGAACCAGAAAGGAGTGCGACCATGAAACTATCTCAAATATATGCCATCGTAGGATGGCCGTTGCGTTTTTGGCGAACAGAGACTCTTCCGCCTGCGCCGGTAGCACATAGCATTTCTTTTGAGGAGGCGGTACGGATCGGCCTTGCGAGGCAGCCGGCGCCGATCGATCTGATCGGAAACCAATGGAGGTGGGAGGATGGCGATCGGGCAAAGCTGCGGCGGCTCGCGCCGCGCAGAGACGCAGAGCGGGCGGATATCGAAAAGCGACTGGCAGCACAGACGGCGATGGATGTGCGCTATAACTCTCTGAAACAGGGGGAGAGTCTCGGGCGGTTGACCGCACAGGAACAGATGGAGCTGAACCACATGGAGACGGGGCATGGCTGGTGCACGGATTTTAATCCCGCGCGCCCGCCGGAACGTAACGGGCATCGCATTGCATATTTTCCTTAAAATTTGCTTGACAAATTACAAGATATAGTATTCGTTAACACTCGTTAACACTCGGATCTACAACATATAGCGGCCAGAGCGCCCAAATAATCGACTACCAGCGGCCAGAGCGCCCGGTTGTCCGGAAAGAAATTTCCGGCGCCGGGCGCTTTTTTGTTTTGGGAGACATGATGCCAGACAGACCAGCCCACTTTCAACTCTGCGAACTCGTCGATCGCGTCACCCACGAAAAGTGGGGCGACACAGCCTGGACCCTTCTCAATCCCATCGCCCTCGAAGCCCTCGAGGGCATCCGTATGTTTTTCGATGTGCCGGTAACGGTCAACAACTATCACTTGGGCGGTCGGTTCCAATACCGTGGCTACCGCGGGCCGGAGTGCGAGATCGGCGCCGTCCATAGCCGGCACAGGACAGGCAACGCCTTTGACTGCGATGTCAGGGGCTACACGGCCGCGGACGCCCGTCGGATCATCCTGGAGAATCAGGACGATCCGCGCCTGGCGAAGATCCAGCGCCTCGAGGCCGATGTCAACTGGGTCCATTTCGATTGCGGGGAGATCCCCGCGGGGAAGAGCAGGATTTACGTTTTCAAGGGGTGAACTCAACGCGGTGGTCCGCTAACGAGGGTGGTTCCTCCCGATGATCGCTGTGGCTGCGGGAGGGAGGAGCCCATTTTAAGAGGCAGGCTGTGAAAGTTAAATTCGTCTATGGAATATTCCCCGCACTGGTCGTTTACACGGACCGCATCAAGGCCGGTTTTGCCGGCTGCGCCAATGCGATGGTCGTCCGGATCCGGCCGGCCAAGGCCGCCGACGAGGGCATCTTGGAACACGAATTGACCCATGTCCGGCAGTCCTATCGCGGACTCATCGTGATCTTTGCCTTGCGTTATCTTTTTTCCAAATCATTTCGCCTCGATTCGGAGATCGAGGCATATCGAAAGCAACTGGAATGCTCGGCAGACAAGCCGGCGTCAGTCAAGACCTTCGCCGGATTCCTGGCGACAAAATACGACCTCGGCATAAACGCCGAGGAAGCAGAGCGATTGTTGACCGGAGAGTGATCATGGACTGGAAAGACACCATCGCGAAAGTCACGAGCGCCGCCCCTCTGCTCGGGTCATTCTTCGGCCCGCCCGGGACGGCAATCGGCGGGATCGTGAAGCTCGTCGCCTCAGCTCTGGGCGTGGCGCCGTCCGAAGAGGCCATCGCGGCGGAGATCCAACAGAACCCCGAGGCGTTGCTGAAACTGAGAGAACTCGAATCGACCCACCGGATCGAGCTGGAAAAGCTTCTCCTCGA